CTCGTAACCGTACTGCTTCTGACCGCCGGTGGCGGACAGGTTACCGAGAGCTCGGAGACCAAAGGCTTTGTCTATGTTAGCCATTTTTTGGTTCCTTTACAGAAATTAATTTAACCGGCCTTAGGGCCGCCGAATTGAACTTTAGACTGCCGCACTGGCCTGTCGATTCGCATGCTCGAATGAGCATTTGACTTGAGCAGGTCATTGTCGGCTGCCTCAACTTGGTCTTTCGCTCGACTCTTGTAGTACGCATTGCGCTCTTCGACCGTCTCATCAGGAATACGAGCCAGAAGCATTCCACCAACGCTGATAATGCCTGCGTGGCGGCCGTCTTCTACTGAAGCGATTGGATAATCAGGGTACTCATCAGCACGAACAAGCTCGTAACCTTCACGAAGCTTTCCGGCCACATTCGTACGATCATCAAATCCAGCGACCTCAGCACGAATCCATCGATGCTTATATCCCGGAGGGGGCGGGGGAGCGTCCAATCGAGAAGGAGGCGTCCAGGGCTTGCGGCGTGTCTCTGTCTCACGGGTTTCCGTGGAACGTGCGGCACGTTTGATTTCAGGCACTTTTCCGATCTGGTCCATCTTTTACTCCTTCACATATTTAGCGTATTCCTCAAGAGGAACGCCTAGTTTTTTGGCAATCGCAACCTGACTCGGTGTTAGCCGGACAGTGCGGCGCGCTGAATTGACTCCGGATGACCGGTTTGCAGGTGCGACGGCTTGCGCGGATCTCGACGACCTGGAATTCTGAGAAGATTGAGCAAACTTTTGAGGAAAAGTTTCTCTAATTCTCCTATTTAGCTCATCATAATACTCGTCTGACTGGGGGTCAACTCCTTCATTTTGAACGAGTTCTCTGTGAATGCCCCAGGCAGCATGAGTCATGACAGTATCCTTGCCAAACCACGGATTGTCCTCGGCCCATTGTTCAGCCTTTGGATCCAGCCTTGCAGGCTGTTGTTGGCGCTGTGGCTGCTGCTCTTGCTGCACAGGTTGTTGTTGCTGGGCATGTGCGCGCTGCTGTTGAGCCAAGGATTCGTAGTTTTGAAGCTGACGCTGCTCGACAACAAGCTGGGCTAAACGCTCCTGTGCTTCCATCTCCGTATCCATGTCGCCCTCTTCACGGGCTTTACGGATGATCTGCTTCAGAGCAACAGACTGGGTCTCAATCCGGCTCTTGGCCTCGCTCATACGCTGCTGATCAGACGTCTGATAGCGCTGATTGGCCTGCTGGAGCTGCGACTGTACGTTCTTTGCGTACTCCAAGGCGGCCTCTTCACGGCGCTGCGCTTCACGCAGCCGTGCCGTCATCTTGTCAATACGCTTCTTGACCTTGTCGCTGTACTGCTCAAGCTCTTCCTCTTGCTTCTGAACAGGGGCTTCTTCCTGCTCAACAACAGGGGCTTCTTCTTTACTTTGAAGAGTCGCTTCGCCGGTCTCGTCGTTTAATTCAACGTCTGCGGCTTGCTCGTCCTCTCCAATCTTAAATTCCAATTGATCTTCGTTGCTCATATTCACCTCTTACATGTGAAGGATGTCTTCAGGGTCGTTTACACGACCGATGATTTCATCGTCATTAAGGATACGGATTTCACCGCCGTCGATACTGATCCTGGATCCGGCATAGCGGCCAAAGATCACCCAGTCGCCCTCCTTGCACCAAGGGCCGGTCGGAAATTTGGCCTCATCCATGTAAGCCAACGTTCCAACTTTCAGTACATACCCACAAACCGTACCTAATTGCGTACGCTTTTGAGTCTCCTCGGCAAGGACAATCCCGCCTTTGGTCTTCTCAGCGCCGCGATAAGGCAGAATGGCAATACGCCACCCGGTTGGCGATGGAATACGGCTTTTGACCGTATCTTCAAGATCCGCCGGGTCAAACTTGCCGTCTGCGTCGTAGGCATCATCTAAACTAGGTCCCCGCTCTTCCTTCTCTTGCTGCCACTTCTGTTCCAACGGGGTCAAGGTTGCTTCTTCCAAGGGCTTCTCCTTTAGGGTTAAAGATCCTGTGTGTATTTATCTGCCAAATCTCTGACAGCATCTTCACTAAGCTTTAAGCCTTCCAGTCGTCCCATGAGAAAGCGATACCGATCCATGTCGGTGATTGTGCCATTGAGCACAATCGCTTCCGTATCCGCTCTGAGCTTTCTTATCTCTTTGAGTACCGCTTCAATATATTGCAGCATGGTCTTTCCATGTAAGCGGACGGTTCAAAGCCACCGTCCGAAAGGCTTAGTAAATCTTGACGGGCTTATTCCCATCTTTTTTCTTCACCACCATGAAAGCTCCACCATCCTTTGCCTTCACGGGGCTGCGAGACTTTCCCGCTTCAGTCAAAGCTATCGCAGTCGCCTGCTTGATAGCCTTTTCCTTTGATTTAGGTTTGCTGGTGCCGATCTTACCCGTTTTCTTGTAGCTGCGCACCATTTCACCGATGTTGCTACTCACTACCTTTTGGCTTTTACCTCGTTTTAGGGGCATTCTGGGCTCCTTGAACCTGAGTTAAACGCTCACGTGCGACCTGAGCGCGAAGTTGTGCAATGTTTTCCTGAGACTGGACACGAGCCTGGTTGGCACGGGCCGTCTCCGCCGCCTTTTGTTGCTCAATCTGCAATCGAGCCTGGTCAATCTGATTGTCCATCTGGTCATTGGCCGCCCGGATCTGCAGCTCCTGTTCCTTAAGCTGTACAACAGGGTCCACCGCACCCTCACCACCAGCAAGCTGGCCCTGCAGATTCTTAGCTTCCATCGTGTATTCGGCCACCTTCAACGCAACCATGCCCTCCTTCTGAATGGCCGAAACCATACGGTCAGGATCGGTGCCGTACTGCTGGAAGAGCTCGGCTTCCACAGCCTCTTCGGCCTTCAAGCGAATATGCTCAAGCATATGCTGCTGCAGGATCATCGCCGCCTGGGGATTGGCTTGCAGCATGGGCGACATGCCCATTAAAAGGTGCGCTGCAATGTGTGCATCATGCTGCTGACCAGCAAAGGCCTTCAGCGGCATCAGGTTCAATACGTCCGAATTCTCCGAAGCAGGGTCTCTCGGCATCTGCGTCATCGGCGCCCTCAAAATACCGTCGATATCACGCACGTTTAACGCCGCATACACCCTGTAATACGCCTCGTACATGTTATGCATCTGAGGCGCAGACTGCGCTAGTTGCAACTGCGTCTGGGCCAGAGTAATTCGCTGCGCCGTGGAGAATATGTTGGGGTCCGCAACAGGCAGGACCGCCACCATGTTGTTGAAATCCTTCTTCTTGATCTTCCGGCTCGCACCAGGGACGTCGTAAGGGTACTCATTCGGCAAATATTCGCCAAACCCCCTCGCGAGCATTCTGAATTCAATACTTTGAGCATAATGTAGCCGTTTGTGGATTGCAGACATCACCATCGAGCCACGCTCTAACAACGCAAGCGTTGTTCCAACCGCAGCCATCTGGTTACTATCGCCAACTTGCATGTCAGCGATGCTTGCAAGCCGCTTTCCGGCATCCACCAGGAACCCAAGCAGCGCAAAGAGAGTCTGAGAAGGCTCTTTGTAAGGTAATGGCATCAACGAGGCGCTGAGTTCAGCACCACCTGCGTCAATGTCCCTGAATTCTCCCGGCTGGATAGGGTTATCGTCGTCCGATATCCTAGCTCCCCTTGCCTTGAATCCAGCCGGTAGGTTCGACAGCGTACCAGCGTCTAAAAGCTGCCGCAAGGCGCTTGTTGCACCCTTCGATAACCCACCGATCAGATGCACAAAGCCTAAGCCGTACGCCCCAAGGCCTTCGATAAGCACGTAATGAACAAAATACTCCTTACGGCGCTTCAGTGGGTCACTTTCTTCCCAGTTTCTTCGCACTCCGACGATGTTTCCACTGGTTTCTTCCATCGTAACCACGTAGGGAAGCTTGATTCCGGTGGGTTCACCCTCTGCATCCACGTCCTCGAAGCCCAAAAGGTCCAAATTGACGTGGAATTCGAGCAAAAAGATCTCTTCGGCCTCGTTTGTTGGCTGAATTCCTGTAATTTTGTCCAAAGCCTTCTGAATTTGGCTCTGATTTGCGTCTTGATCATCAACAGGCGTGTCGTAATCAATGTATTCCCCCGCTAAAACACGCTTGCGGAACTCGTTTGCGTCCATCGCAAGCCGATGCGTGATTCTGTTGCACTGCGAAACCACGCTCGAACCGGTGTAAGGGATAAAAACATCATCAGCCAAGCACAAACGGCTGACCATACGGTCCTGCTGGGCGTCAAAATACACCTTTTTGAAGACCGAACCACCATAACCAAGGTAAAACAACGCCTGGTCGAACTCCGGTGTGTACTCTTCCATCACCGTCGTGAGCTGGTAGTTCATAAAATCCTGAACACGAGCCGCCTGTTGCGCCTTGTCAATCGTTTCTTTGCCCAAAAGCTGCGTTCTTACCGGGCCACCGGCCGGCATCAGCTCCTTCAAAGCCTGTGCCTGGAACTGAACAATTGCTTCCGTCATCATTGGATGCACAGCAGATGCTGCACCACGGAAAGGCTTCGTCCTTTCCTCCATCTTCAGGCCCAAAAGATCAAGGCCCTTGGCGTACATCTGCTCCCAGTCCTGCCTGGACGACTTATCCGCCTCAAAAACCTGACCTAATTCTGACGAAATCAGGCCCAAGACATCCGGATCAACGACCTCGGCTAGATTTGCATAGAAATCAACGCTGCGTGACTCTTCTTCACCGATTTCCACCGTAGCACTACCATCCTCCTCAAGAACGATCTCGACGTCCGGGAGCGTTTGTTCTTCTGACGTGACAACCACGTCAAGCACT